AGATCGGCCAGCAGTCCTACATCCACCAAGCCGAACGATCCTACGGATCATCGCCTTGGCTGCTCAGGCTGCCTACCGACAACGACGACTCCTACCGAATGCGATGGGAGCGAGCGTTCTACTTCGGCGCATACCCTGATGCCGTCAAGCGGATCGCAGCCAAGCCGTTTCAGGAACCCGTCGTCGTTCGTGGCTATCCCGACGGCCACGTCATCGAAGACATCAAGCAGAACATCGACCGGCGAGGCACCACGCTTCACCGGTTCGCTTGCGGGCACTTCGAGACGAAGATCGCGTATGGCGTTTCGCACGTCATGCTGGCGAAGCCGGGTCGTGATCGAATCCCTGCCGAATACTTCCTGCCGGATGGTTCGGTATCAGAGCTCGGGCTTCGGCGGTTCTCGCTGCGACCATACCTGCGCCGCGTCCACCCGATGCGCGTGGTTGCATGGGAGTTCGAGGAAGGCCCAGACGGCGCGCCCGATCTCATGGAAGTCCGCATTCGCGATGACCAGTGGGAGCAGGTCGGCGGCGAATACGTCTGGGTCGAGCGCATCCACGTCTACTACATGGACGCCGGGCAAGCGCGCCGGGTGACATACCGCAGGCTCGCCGACAACCGAGAAGAGACGCAGAGCGTGGAGGAGGAGATCGACCTCGGCCTTCCGTTCATTCCGCTCTACAGCGACTCGGCGCGCGAGACCGAGAACCCAGACGAGGTCATGGTCTGCCGGCCACCGATGGCCGACCTGCTGTATCTCAACCTCCAGCACTTCCAGGAGTCAGCCGAGCAATCCGTCGCGCTGCTTATGGCTCGATCCGAAGGCATTGTCGAGATCGGTGCGCGCGAGGAAGACATCAAGCGACCGCTCGCATTCGGGCTCGGGCGAGCAAAGCGCACGTCGTCGACGCCTGACGAATACGACCTCAAGTTCGTCGGTCCATCCGGCGTTGGCGTCGAGCACGGGCGAGAATCTCTGCGCGAGATCGAATCGCGCATGGCGAAGCTCGGAGCACAGCCACTGATCCGGCAAAGCGGCAACGTCACAGCCCGCGGCACGATGGCCGATGAGGCGAAGGTGGAGGCCGAAGCCGAGAAGATGGCGCGCAGCACCGAGGACTTCTTCGAGCGCGTGTTCCGAGACATCGACGCGATCGAATACGGCGCAGAAGGAAGCGACGAGCGGCTTGACGGGTTTGAAATCGACATCTTCGCCGACTTCGGATTCAACTTCGCCGACACCTCCGATCGGGCGAAGCTCGTGCTCGAACTCAACAAGGCGGGCATCTACCCAGACCGCCTCGTCATCGAGACTTGGCGCGCGCTCAAGCTGCTGCCGGAAGAGACCGACGCCGAGGAAGTCATGGAGATCCTCGACCAAGAGCGCGCAGCCTCGCTCGAACGCGCTGCCGGCATGATGGAGAACATGAGGCCACAGCCCGACGACGAAGACATGGACGACAGTCCTGACGACGACGCCGAGCTCGATACCTGATGGCATCTAGGCGGCGCAGACGGCCAGCGCAACCGCGCGGCGGGCCGAACGCAGACGAGCGCATTCTCAACGAGACGATCAAGCAGTCCGTCTTGCTGGAGCGCGTCAAGGCAACTCTCGCCGCCGAAGCTGGCAAGCCGTGGATCGACGCAGGATCGGAGCTCGCTGCTTCGATCATCGCACAGATCGAGATCATCGAGGCCGCAGGAGCTTCTCTGACGAGCCTTGATGTCTTGACTGTCCTACAGCGAGAGGTGCAGCTGCGAGCCGCAGAGATCACCGCAGACGCAGCAGAGCGGATGGAGAGGATCATCACCGAAGGGATGGTCAGGATCTCGCAGATCGAAGCTACGTGGCTTGTCCGGACATCCGAGCTTGCGCTGCCGCCGTCCATCAGCCTTGACGTTCCGCCGCTCGACCAGCTGCGAGCATGGACAGACTCGGCTCGCTGGCGGAAGTTCGGCGGCGACACTCAGCGCCCGCTGGTGCAGTGGTCGAAGGGACTGCAAACCGAGGTGCGAGCCAACGTGCGGAAGGTCGTGCGCGAGGCACTCCAGACCGGCAGCCCAGTCCCCGAAGTTCGCCGGCGCATTCAGGAGGTCACCAAGCAGACCGCCCGACAAGCTGAGGCCGTCGCGCGCACCGGGTTCAGCCATGCGACATCCGTTGCCGATCAGACCGTCGCCGAAGCCAACGACGACGTGATCATCGGCGTGATGTGGCTATCGACGCTCGACTCACGCACCACGATGACCTGCGCGAGCCTCGACCGAACCGTCTACCGAACAGACGAAGGCCCGCGCCCGCCGGCGCACTTCAACTGCCGCTCGCGCGTCACGATGCTCACCAGAGACATCACCGACATCGCGCAAGGCAAGACCGGCAAGCCAACCAAGGCCGAGCTCGAAGCTGCCGGCGAGCGGCGCACGCAAGGCAAGCGCGACGGGATCGACTATCAGCAAGGCCGAGCTCGTCCATTCGATGCCGGCACGTCATACGGCGACTGGCTGAAGCGACAGCCGGCAGCAGTTCAGGATGAGGTTCTGGGGCGCAAGCGCGGCAAGCTGTTTCGCGAAGGCAAGGTCCAGATCGAGCAGTTCGTCGGCTCTGACTATCAGCCGCTGACGCTCAAAGAACTTGAGACCAAGCTGGGTTTGGACCTTGACATATAGCGCCTAAGCCATCCAAATACACATTGAGCCCGATCCTTGAATGTGCGCGATGCCGTTCGGTGAAGGCTGGCGTGATGCCGACACAAGGCCGTGATGGCCGGGAGAACAGAACGAATGGATCGTAGCTTGAAGGCTATTCTCGACAACATCGACGACCTCGACGAGCAGCTGGCTGGGCTCTATGTGCAAGGCACTGGAGACCTCGAAGGCCGCTATGTGCTCGGAGTTGAGGAGGTCGACGGATTCGGCATTGCCAATCCGGGCAGCGCGCACGGTGCGCTGGAAAAGGAGCGCAAGACTGCCCGTTCCGCACAGCGCGCCAAGCAGCAGCTCGAACGAGAGCTCAACGAGGCGCGCGAGCGTATTGCCGAGCTCGAAGAAGGCATGGCTGCCGGTGTGCCCGATGCCGCTGGCGTCGAGAAGGCAATCCGTCAGAAGATCGAGAAGGAATACGAGCGGAAGATGCAGGCCGCGATCGACGGCAAGTCTTCCGAGCTCGAAAGCGTGCTGGGCGAGCGCAATGGATTCGAGGCGCAAGTCCGCAAGCTCCTGATCGACTCGATCGTTGAGCGCGGCGAGACTGACCGCTTCAAGTATTCGCCGAAGGTCATCGGCCCGCACATCCGCTCGCGCATTGCAGCCGAACGCGACGAAGAGACTGGCGAGATCGTGCGCCGGTTCCTTGGCGCAGATGGTCAGCCGCAATACAAGGCGAACGGCAAGCCGTGGGACCTTGAAGACCTGCTCCAAGACATTGCGAAGGATGCCGACCTCGGCAACCTGATCGCACGCAAGGACGGCCAGCCGCCGGCACGCGGCACGCTTCCTCGCACTCCTGATTCGGCACCTCGGATGAGCAATGGCCGCAAGCGCCATCTGACTCCCGAAGAGATGTCCGACTTCCGAACCTATTCGCGCATCGTCGAAGAGGCGGCGCGCGATGGAACCGAACTTGTCCCGCCCTCGCAGTCTTGATTCCTCGATGACGCGCCGGGCTTCAACCATCAACGATAGAGGAAGAACATCATGGTGACTCCGGTTGTGTCCGGCGCTTGGAACGCGCAGCTCTATGCTCTGGAAGCGCTGCGCTACCTGAGCAACACTCGTCCGTTTCTGATGACGACCAACACCCGCTACGAAACCGAGCGGCGTGCTTTCGGTCTTGGTGACACGATCACCATCAAGAAGCGGCAGACCCCGACGGTTCGCACCGATGCGGATCTGTCCTACGACGCGCTCGCTCCTGGGACGCTCCAGCTGACCGTCGACCAGTATCGGCACGCTTCGAGCGAGATTGCCGACTGGGACCTCGCGTTCGCCGGGCAGGAATGCCTCGATATGCACGTCTTCCCTGCGGTTGACGCGCTCGCCGACAACATCACGTCGCACTGTCTCCAGAAGGCGTATCAGGGCGTCGGTCCTTACAGCGCCGTCAGCGACCCGGCTGCCGCAGCGGACATCACCGCTGCTCAGAAGGTGCTGATGACGAACAAGGCGCCGATCCAAGACGAAGCCAACATGCACTTCGTCATCTCGCCGGCGATGAATGCCGAGCTGCTCAACCTGTCGGCGTTCACGCAGTGGCAGGGCTCGGGCGCGACCGGTGTTCAGAACCAGCGCACCGGCCAGCTGACGCCGCGCTACGGCTTCAACTTCCACCCGACGCAGCTTCTGTCGACGCACGCTCCGGGCACGCTCGGCGGCTCGCCGGCTGTCAACGGCGCGGTTGCGAAGGGCGCGACGACCCTTGCTCTTGATGGAGCGGCTACGTCCGGCACCGTCAAGGCCGGCGATGCGTTCACCATCGCTGGTGACAGCACCGTCTACGTCGTCACCGCTGACGCCACGGCATCGTCCGGCGCGATCGCGGCGCTGACCTTCGCTCCTGAGCTCCAGGTTGCGGCGGCCAACGATGCCGTGATGAACTTCGCGACGTTCCAGAGCGCGGTTGCTTCGGGCGATGTCATGAACATGGCCTACCACAGCGACGCCTTTGCGTTCTGCGCGGTGCCGCTGCCGGTTGGCCCGCAGCACACTCAGGCTGCCGACATCGGCGTTGCCACCGACCCGCAGAGCGGCCTGTCGCTGCGCGTGGTCATGGCCTGGGATGCCGCGACGCGCAAGTCGAAGATGACTGTCGACGCGCTGTTCGGGTTCAAGGTTCTGAATCCGATGCTCGCCGTCCGCGCCTATCAGACCATCTGATCGGCTGAATGAAACTGGCTCGCCGTCCTAGTGGCGGCGGGCCTGTTCATTGCGAGGAGAAAGACATGGACAACAGGCTTGAGACTGTCGCTGTCTACAAGGACGGCGCGCGATTGATTGTCAACAAGCGCGACGTTGACGAGTGGATTGAGAAAGGCTGGAAGCTCGAAGCTGATGTAGAATCAGCAGAAGAGGTCGCGCCCGCTGAAGAAGAGCCGGCAGCACCTCGCCGCCGTCGCCGCACTCCGAAGCTCGATAACCCGTTCGGGATCTGATTCATGGCTGCACCTGCTGCTCCTTCTGCCGTCACAGCCGACGGCGACCACAAGATCTTCCTGGTCTCGTGGCTGCCGGCTGACGAAACCGAGACGCAGTTCGAAGCACAGATCAGCCTCGATGACGGATCAAGCTGGGGCGACACCTACTATTACGGCGCGGGCGTCACTGCTGCATCCATCCTTGAGACCGACGACGATGT